ATCCGTAATCAAAGCCCGTAGCGCGAAACTGTCGGCGGCAGTTGTGATATTAAGTCTGAGCGCCAAACTATCCGTTACGGCTGTGATGAGTGCGCGCAACGCCAAGGAGTCTACGAGTTCAGCCACTACCGCACGAGCGGAATCCCCAGCTATTCCTTTAGAGAAAGTGCGTACCACCGTAGCCGTATCCGAGGAGGCTCCTAAAACTGTTGCAGTGGGCAGGTAATTGGCCGCAAGAGAATCCCCTGTTATCTCCGGAGCAACAGACCTGGCAGAATCTCCGGCGTATCCCTGAGCTTGTGGACGCATATTGGTATTAAGCGTGTCCTCTATCATATTGGCTACAGTGGCTGGATTAGTATTACCCGCCGTATCCACCAAGCACGATATAAGCATGGAATCCAGACTGCCAAAGGTCTCAACCTTCATGAACGCGCCAGCCTTGATCTTGTTTGTGTCTGGCTTGGCGCCTAACTCCGACCATATACTTGTGCTGTCATCTTTAAATCGTGTGGTATCTACTCTTGCTTGAATTTCCGTGGTGTCTACAAATATCGCATGGAAATATGTGCTATCGTCTTTAAATCGCGTGGTATCTACTTTTGCTTCGAGCGCAGACCACACCTCATGTAGACTATCCGAAATTAGTACACCTACGATAAGGCTATCCGTAGAACCAAATATTGTATCTCCTGACACGGATGCTCCTGCGCCCCAAGACACCTCGCCACTCCCGTCAGTAACAAGCACCTGTCCAGTGCTACCGTCCGCCTGTGGCAAGTGCATATCGAGGCTATCGCCCCAATAGATACCCCTTGCCGTTAAATATCCATTGATGAAACCAGGGGTGGAGCGTGTAACCTGCGCATGTAGACTACTCGCAAGCGCAGAGAGAAAAACGAACACCGTTATCGAAATCCAATTTTTCATTTTAGTTCTCCACTGTATAATTGGCCTTGCTGGTCCAGTCTATAGTTTCCCCGGCGTATCCGGTCACATTTACGTCTATGCATTGCGTAGTAGTATCGACATTCATGTCCACGGTCCATGCTGCGGAAGAAGTCAAAAAACCAGCGATCTGCTGAATGCTTCCTTCTGCCGTCACGTTGCCGCCGGAGTTACGATAGAAGAGTCCAGCGATGTGCCATGAACCGTGCTTTGCTCCGGTGCTAAGTCTTGCAGTGATGTGCGCATCTACTCTCACAGTTTGACCTTGCGCCACGGGAATCTCGATAATGGTAGTCGCCGTCGCGTCTGTAGTGCGCAAATTCCCAACGGCTTCGTTTTGTCCGAGACCGCTTCCGGAGCCGCCGACAATCGATTGTGCCATGTTCGTCTGAGCCATAAATCCCCCTAATGATATATTGATTATGTGCCTAAAATTGCAAGAGTTTTGTTATCCATTAGAGCCTCTGTCATCTCGCCATCCCAGGGTTGAAACGCTCAAATACGTGCTTGCATTCTGTGCTCTCGCCCTGACCTGTGCGCTCGTATTGGTGCGCACTGTCAGTGGCACCGTCTCTACCGCCGCTGTAGACAGAACATTAACGCTACCAACCAATGTGTTTGCATTCCAGTCTGCGGCCTCATCATCAACGTCAGGACTTGAAATATAGATTGCTGTCACAGTGGAGCCGTGAGAACCAGAGGCATTAAACATGGCCCAGACTTTGATTCCGGTTGGTACGGAAAGGGTCAATGTGCTGGCTGAAGTGCCAAGGGTTCCATCCATGTTTATGTCCAAAGGTGGATCAGACCAAAGGAATTCGTTTCCAACCTGTGTAAAGCTGGTTATATAGACACTGGCGTCGGTCTTGATAGAGCCAATACGACGTTTGGATGTATAACCACTGGGCATTGTCGGAGACGTTGCGCTCGTACTGAGAAGAACGTCCGTAGAGCTGGTTGTGGCATTGTATATAACGAAAATATGATACCAAGTTGATAGGGCCGCAGTGCCGGTATCAAGCGAACCGCCAGCTGTCCCGGCAGACCATGCCGATAGTGTTTTTGTCCACGAACTTGTCAGGCTCATAGTTCTGGTATTGCTGCTATCCCGTGCCGCTCCCGCCGAAATTCCGAACGTCTGGTTAGCCGTGCGAGACAATATCAATCCTGCGATATACCCATACGGCGCGGCAACGCTTCCTCCGGAGCCGATGTTTGTTATCAGGCTGCCATCGTTGGCCGGGTACTGTGCGGAGGCGTTAAATTGTACGACTTCGTTTCCACTCGTGCCGACATCGAGCACAGCCGCAGTTCCAAGGCCAAGAGTCTGACGCATATTGGCAACGCTCGTGTCGTCTATCAGGCTCGCACCGGCTGTGGATATGTTTGGGAAGTACATGTAATCCCAAGTAGAAATAGTTACGCCATCGCTATCTTTTAGAATGACTTTGTACAGTCCACGCACAAAAATAGTGGCGCGCCCAGTGCTATCCAGAGTCACCGGGTTGTCATTGGCCGATTGCATCGCCGAGTCAGCCCACGTTGTCTTCGGTGTAGTTGTCCCGGCTTCATAGAAATATAGTTCTCCACCATTCAGGATGGCCCCGCTATCATCGGTATACTGCATGAAAGGGTTAAATGGCAAGGCTCTGCTACTCATTATTTTCTCCTCTCGCCAACAGATCGTGTGCGCTGGCTTGGCGGCTTAGATTTTTTACTTGCTGATGTAGGTGTTACGGCATATTCGCTAAATCCGATAAGCTGACGTATGTCCATTTCACCCTTGGCGGACTTATATACTCCCTGTGCCATGCGGCTCGCGGCGGAATACGGAATGCCTTTAAGCCTAGAAACAACGTCCACCAGCATATCGATGGTCTTAGTAATTTCTTTCCAGTCCAACTTTGAAGGGTCGTCCCCGAGTTGTTTAAAGAATCTATTGATAAATCGTATCATGTCTGAGGCGTTGTCAAATACTGGGTTGCTAATTGCCCCATTCCAGATAAATGCCTTCCCGCCCTTTGCGGCGGCAACTCCAGTTTCTACACCACGCTCAAGCCAATCCCCGACAACAAGCAACCCGTTCAAACTGCCAATTATAGCAGCGCGCAATTGTCGTTCGTTGTCCCATCGGAAGCCGCTGGCGACAAACTGGAACATCATCGGCAATACGAAATGAGATACGGCAAATCGTTTAGCATTCGTCAGTTTACTTCCTCTACCTCGCGCAAGATTGGCAAGCGCATTGTATTCTAATCTGAAATAACTGTTAGGGGCAGTTTGGAACATTGTAAAAAGTCTTGCCCACGAACTTCCACGCATGATGGCTGGTAGGTCTTCTACGTCTCCAGCCTGTTGGGTGCGCAATGTAGCGGCGTCGAATTCGGCCAAGCCTATTTTATTGGCTTCTTCCTTAGTCTTGTTATCCTTTATTGCCTTATCGTAGTAATATTTATATACGCTCCATCCACCCATGACTACTGCGGCTGCATCACCATACATTGTCGGAAGCATTATTGCGTCTCGCCATGTGACCCTATTGGCTACCATTTGCGACTCGTTGCGCTGCATGGCAAGCATCATATCCCGGTCAAAGCCCTTCTCGTATCTCGCTTTCATTACATCACTCTCAAACAAAACACGCATGGCAGCTTTCGGGTTTTTGGCGAAATCAATCATTCCGGCCATAAAATCAGTGGCCGGTATTTCTGTTAGATACGCTGGAAACGCGGCAAGCTGTTTCGGGAAGAGCGTGAAATTTATACCCAGTACGGCAGTTGTAAAGTTTCTCCGCAACTTATCGAGAGCTTTTGTTACATGTATCGGGTCTATACCCCCACGCGCCATGTCGTTTAACGCGCCATCCACGGTCTGTAGTATGTGTGTGCCAAAATTCTGACGTATCGCCGCACGCACATTGGCATCGCCAAAAGTTCCGCGCAATTCCTGGATTGTCTTAGCCCATGCTTTAAAGTGTTCCATTTCTATCAGATGTTGTATAAGCATCTGGTCTCCACCGACATTTCTCAAGGCGCGGGTATTCTTGGTACGAGTCAGTAGATGCTTACTACGCACGGATGCAAACCAACCACGAGTATCGGTCAATAACTGGTCTTCAGAAACATAACCCTCCTCATATACACGAGCGAGAGGAGTGTATAAAGGGTTGTATGGCAAATCTACATCGTATATTTCACGGAATATTTTATTTACCGATTCATAATACGAGGGATACCATTCGTATAGTTGCCATTCGGCCCAACGCTTCACGCGAGGGTCTATCCATTTTTCAAGGGCATCTATCGTGTCCTGTGTATATCCCATTTTGGCGAATGTCTCGTGCGTGGATGGGTCTTGCCACTCTTGCCACTTCTTATATGCCTGTTCTTGGCTCAACAGCAACGGCACTCCTTTGTCACCTTGCTTGATCTTGACGCCCGTGTCTTCAACGATTGTATTCTGTGTTGCGATCTTCTCCAAGTCTTGTGGCCTTTTTGTGTCCCATATTTCTGCCACTTTACCCTGGATTATTTTTAGTCCGGCGCGGATACCATTGTTTTCTGCATTGCGAGACTTTCGTATTTGCGGTACAAAAGTCTGATTTAAAAACCCGCGTAGTGGGACTGTGTTTTTTTCGTTACGGCTTAATTCGTCCAGCAGATATTCAAAGCTAAGTTGAGATTCAATGAATTCCTTAAGCATGCCGGGCTTTTCTGGACCGCCGGTGGCGGCGAGTTGCTCCTGTGTCTTTACCCCGCCCAGAATGTTTACGGCATGCTCAACACGCTGACGATTTACTTCCCTTCTCACCTCGTCTTTTTCGGCGCGGAGAGTACGGCCAGTTTGGATTATATTTTTTAGTTCATCAAGCGCGTTCTGAAGTTCATCGGTAGTTTTCCCATCCAAATTACCGAACGTGCTCAACAGGTAGATGTCTTCCTTATCGGCCCCGGTAGGCTCGGACATCAGTTCGCCATTGCTGGAGGCAGATTCATTGGCCTTGCCAAGACGGGACGAGATATCATCTATTTTATCTTGTACGTCCTCGGCCTTCATATCGATAATCGATTTGATGCCATTGATGGTTCTCTGTACATCGGCAACGAGCTTACCGCTGATTTTTGCATCCTTGACTTTCGGCTGATACTGGGTCAGTATATCATCTATCGACTGCCGCAATTGCTTTGTCGTCACCGTTCGGTTGATCTTGTCGATACGATTGAAGGCATCGGCCACATCCTTTATGTCTGTCGCCTTGGCTATCTGTGTTAGCAGCGGAGAAATCTGTCCACGAGTTATGCCTTCTTTTGGCAGGAACTTTCCGGCATAGTGGTAAATCAGCCGCTTGGTCTCAAATAGGGCATCACGGTAATCCGCCGTACCGAGTTTATGTCCACGCTCGATAGCAGAGATAGTTTTATTTATCAGCGTACTTGTCCTCATACGCAGGAACTTGTCAGTATCTTTCTCCGGCAGTTTCTTCTGCAAGGATTCAATGGTCTTCCGCAGTCGGGCGTCCAGCGTCGGCTGTTTCTCAAACTCTACTTCCTCGCCGCCCTCTTTTGTCATCCTAAACTGCACCTGTCCGCTGGTTATTTTATTTTCCAGTTCCTGTGCCTTAGCCTCAAGCCTCTGGCGTAACGCAGTCGTGGGCTGTCCGCTGCGCGTAGGCGGTAACTCGTCTATGGCCTTGTAGACATCCTTCAACTGGCGCAGAGTCTCGGACATGGTAGAGCGGAAGGACGGTTGCGACGCCTTATTTATTTTTAAAACTTCCTCACTTGATAAAACGCGATTGATCTTGATTGCACCAGAAATTTGCCATACTCCTCCCTGATGCGCGGGACGCGCAAAGCGGTAATTGCCTCCCTCGGGAACCCGATTGCGTATGTCTCGCGTCTTGCTGGCATCTGCGACCGACTGCCAATCCACGTCATCTGGTATTTCAACTTCGGCCCATACTCGATTTGTGGGCATGGTTCCGTCTTTTTTCATTAAATGCGGAGCAAATGGAGTTGAACCAGAATGCCATCCTGGACGTTCTGCAAATCCCTTTGTCGGGATATGTTCCGCTACGATCCACTGCCCAACGGGGGTGGGCTTGTTAGCTCCGATAAATAATGGGAACAATTCTCCCGGACGATCTTTGCGAGTACGGAAAAGTTTGTACGCTTTTTTCGTGCGGCTTGGCGTATACTGTGGAGATGTCTTGAATTTTATGGAATTCTGGACTTCTGTATCATCTGTTGCGCGTTGTATGTCATCAACGGGACCGCTATTTCTGCTTATCAACGCTTCGGGGTTCTGCGCGAAGTCAAAGGACTGCTTCAGCATCTCTTCAACGTCGGAGCGCGTGAAGATTATTTTATTACCTTTCTTTCGGAAAACATTCTGGATAAACCTCCAGAGATGGTCAATCGCCCTCTTCCATGCGGCGGGAGACTTGAACTCGCTTATCTCTTTGCCTTCTGCCCGCATTGCGAACCACTCGGCGGCAGCGTAGTCATCCTTCCAGCCGTACTCTTTTGCCAGTGTCTTTATTTCTTTGGAAATCGCACCGTCTTTCAGGAGTGTATCCAGATAAGCCTTGTAGTTTTCCTCACCAAGTACACCCTGCACGCCGTAATGTGCAATCTCGTGAGGCAGCACAATTTTCAACAGGTCTTTATCGTTGCGGATGTTGTCTGCAAGAATTACAACTTCGTTAGTTTCGGGATCGTAGAATCCGGAGACAATGTTACCCTTGGCGCGTTCCGCACGAGCAGTATCGCCAATCTTACCCTTTACATCCTCTTCCGAGCCAAGTACACGAACAGGGACGTTAAACTTGTAAGGAGAATCCTGTAACGTGCGGCCAGCCTTAAGGACACCCATGCCCGCGATGGATTTCTGCCCCTTGTTTTCTTTGAACTGCTGATGCTCTTCGACCTTTATAGCATTCTCGTCGAATACAACGTAGTTGTAGACGTCTTTTTGCTCCACACCGGAAAGAGTGCCCGCCGGGTAGCGGATTCCGTCGATGCCTGCACGGTTGAGAAAGAGAGAAGTGTCTTTGTCGGAAATCCCTAAACTGCTACCAACGCCACCATTTTCTTCTTTATCGGTTTCGGCCAAAGCATTTGTAAGGGTGCGGTATATACTTGCACCTTTAAAAAAGTCAGGACTTGGATTTTCCGGGAATTGGTAGTTTATTCCTTCTTTTTTGGCCTGCTCGTTAATCTGTTTTATCTGTTCTGCGGTTGGGACTTTATCCCAATCCATCCAATTCTCTACCACGCCTTCCTTGCCGATAGAGACACGATAGAGATTACGGGATTGCTTTATGGCGTCAGGCTTTCCGAGAGCAAGCATTAAGTCATTCCCAGCAGCCACAAACTTTTGTTGCCTTTTTGTAAGAGGCAGCCCATGAGAACGTTCATAGGCCGTCATTGATTCTATCCAACCGCTCAGATGGGCCTGTGCTCTCTTGGGTGTGTTGGCCTGCAAAAGCCGGGTTACAACTTCTAACTCACGACCTGGAATATCCCAATCAGACAGGTCTTGGCCGCCTACTGTGAACTTTGCTTTCTGGCCCGCATAATGCTTCGCAATCTCTTCCTTGTCTGTAAAGTACAACCCCCATCCGAATGCCTGAGCGCCTTCACCCGTGCCTATTTTCTCCGCGCTGAATTTTCCACCCTTAAGAACGTGCGGAGAACCGTGCCACTTATCGCGCACCATGAACTGCACGCCCTCTGTTCCCATTTCGGGAACGTTTGCACCCAGATTGGGTACATTTGCACCCGGCCTGGGAGCATTCTGGTTCGTTTCTGCCTTGACCGTCCTGAACTGTACATTATTAACTGGGCGGTCCTCCATAATATCCAACAGTTTAGATTTTACTACCGAATAAGCCTCATCGGCCTCTTGTTCTATCTCTTTGTACCTTGTTGGGTTCTTGAGGTCATTCCATAAATCAATCCTCATTTCTTGTGCCGCATGGCGCATTTCATGCAAGACTGCCTCTGCTAAAATTCCCTGTTTGTATTTACCATTCTGATCCCTCGTTTCTATCCTGGACGGGGCCTCCCAATACAGTTTGTTGATAGCTATAAATCCATTGGGGTATAAATCGCCATATATTTTTTTGGATTTTTCGGCGGATACATATACACCTCCAACATCCCGCCCTCCCATAATCCGTCTTAGTGTATGCGGAGACAAACTGCCGACAGGAAGTTCAAGTATGTTTGTGGGTATGAATGTTTGGAGTATTTTGTAAATCTCCGGTTTAAACACATCGGACGCGGTTAGCGGTTTATTTTTAGACCCCAGTATCGTACCATCTAAGAAATTATGCGATAGTAGATTATTGGGATGTTCTAATAGGCCTCTATCCAGAACAAGATTAGATTCTTTGTTTACGTCTTTGACTGAAGCCTTGCCTTCTACTTGCGGAGAGGAGGACTTATCGACAAATAGTCTTGCGTTTTTGAGCGTGGAAAAATGTACCGGCATTTGACGGTTATTAGAGTCGAAAATATAAAAACGATTATTGTCTTGGCTCTGTACTATTGCAAATCCTTTGTAGTCCATTTTGCGCTCGGAAACAGACCCGGTTGTTGCTTTTTCCGTGACAGTTCGATTCAGTTCTTTTTGTTCTGCCACCAGCCGCTCTTCTTCTGCGGCCCGAGCCTCGGTTTGCAGCCTTGTCTCTTCGTCCTGCGCGGCAGCGAATTTACGCTCTGTCTCAGTGAGTTCTTCCTCTTGGGGTATACCGGAGGTGGGCTGAGTATAGATCGTTGCGCCTTGAGCCTCCTGTGAAGCCGTAGGGGCATTTTCAGGGGATGCTTCTGGTGCAAACTGATTTTCCAGCGCGGCCTGTTCCTGGGCAAGAATTTGTTCCTGCTCCGTCTGTGTAGTCGCGGGTTGTTCGGGAGGGACAGTTTCCGCTGGAGTTTCTTCCGGCTTTATCTGTTTCGAGACTTGCTTGCGAAGGTCTTCTTGTACGGAATCTATGTACTTGTCCATGCGCATACGAGCCTGTCTGCGCTCAGATGCTTTCTCATAGATAGTAGTTGCGCCAGTGCCACCTGCTGTCAATGCGCCACCAGAGCCAAGCCCGGCAACTGCGTTAGACACCAATCTATCCGCCCACTGGGGATCAAGACCCTGATCGGTCAAGACTTCAGCTATTAGCTGATTGGCTTCCTGCGCGCCTTCCGTACCGCCTTCTACTAACCCGGAAAACAAAACGCGCTTGATTGCATCTTTGATGCTATTGCTCGCTGCGGACTTCTCAAGGATTTTTTCTATCCCTGTTTGCTCCAGCGCTGCATTCACTGCGCCGACAACAAAAGGCGCAAGTGCGGCTTGCGCGGAATCAAGTTTACGCCCGGTTTGTTTTTCATATTCACGGATAGTTTGAGCGGTCTGCCCACCCTCGATCATGTTCATTGCCATAATGGCAGTTGTCGGGGCCACGATCGTGGTCAACGCAAGCGCAGCCGTAGTAGGAGCATTTGTAAGTATCAACGCGGCAAACCGCTTGGGGTCGGTTAGATATTCTGCCAGTTTTTCGGGCGGCCTTGTGTACTTGCCTGTGGGCTGTTCCACATCCATAGCGTCGATGCGTTCGTTAAGAGCCTTAGCTACTTCCCCGTAGTCTATTGTTGGTTCGTACTTTTTACCTGTTACGGTTCGATCTAAGCCGAACTTTTCGGAAAATCTATTCAGACTTTGAGCGTAGTCAAACATGCCCGCCCCGGCGCGGTATAAGTTCTGAAGACTCTGACCCCATAGATCGCCAGGACTACCATCTTCCGCCGTCTCCTGCTTGCCTTGCTCTGTCATTATTCCACCAGATTCGGGGGCCATAGCAAGACGAGAAGCAGGGGCTGTAGATGTTCCCGCTTCGGGAGTGGCGGCAGTTGCATCCGACGGCGCTTCACTAATAGTAGTATTCTCTGGTGCGGCTATGGTATACATCTTAGATACTTCGGAGTCAAAATCTTCCCACTTGTCCATATTGTAGTGCTGAGACATGGCATCATAGACTGTTCTCCTCGCCTCTGGGTTCGCAAGCCTCTTGGCAAAGGCGTCGTAGTTTTCGGCCATGTCGTACTTCTGCGACATCGCATCGTATATTTTCTGTGCAATATTCGGCATTACGGATTCCCCATTATGCTGAACTTCGGCTTGGCTCCAGTGGTAGACGTCTTCTCCGTAGACGTTTCGACCCCTAAGTCTTTCATTTTCTGTTGGACAAGGGCTTCAAATTTATCCTCATTAAACGTTCCTCCCTTTGTAGTGGGGTCGGCCGCACCGCCTGGAATCCAATCTGGGACAAACTTCTCTATTGGACCCTCTTCATACACTTGATATTCCGGATTGACAAATGGGGCGTTTGCATAATATTTATTGCTTTTCGTCCCGGCCTCTTTATCTACAACTTCGTAGGACCATTTTTTCATAAGTTCGTCTGTCACTGCCTTTCTAACTCTCGCCCTGTCTGTGGCGCTTAGATTTTTTCCAGACAATTTCTCATCTATCTTGGCTTGGACATTAAGCTTAATCCCCTCAAGCCGCTTGTCGGCAGAATAACGAGTAGCTCCAGACTGAATTAGCGCTGTTCTTTCTCGTCCTGCAATATCCGCAGATGAACGTGCATTCAATTGCCCCTGCTCGTACATAGAACGCCGTGTCATGGCATCCTGCTGCGCCTGTTCCTCGCGCATCTTTAGCTGCGAAGCAAATAAATTCCCTACATTGGTCATCGAAGAACCAATTTCAGACTTCATTCGCTGCCACGCAAGCGGGTCGCCCGCTGCCGCTGAAGCTTCGTTCAGCACGCTTGACCAGTAAGGATCGCCGATTTGATCGCCAAGCACGCGCTGTAGATTACGCGCAAACGCCTGCGGAGTCTGCGACACGGCGGCTATCTGTGCGGCACGAGTAAAAGTCTGCTGCTGTTTGAATAGCATTTGCCCTTGTGCGTACTGCTCATCCGCACGCTGCCATTGCTTCTGTTCCTGCTGGAACCGCGCCGGGGCTTCTCTCGCGGCTTGCTCAGAAATGGCGATGCGAGCCGCATTCATTCTGGCCGGGGCCATAATTCCGCTGTTGTCTAAACGTGCCGCAACGTCATAGATGCTTGGCATTCTTGACCTCACATTCCGTATGTAGAAGCACGCAAACCAACTTCGGGTCGCGGCTGAATACCACGTGCCATGCCACTGCTTAACGTCATTGCATCATTCATCTCTCCAAGATATTGATTCGTCTGCCAATCTTTCAAGCCGCCATAGATGGAGTTTGCCGCTCCGGTGTATCCGCTGGCCCTTGCCTGACCGATGCCGGTCTGTATATCGGCAACGCCCTGACCTTCTCCGATGTACATATTAGCCGTGTTGGTTGCAGCGCCGTAGCCCGTATTGCTTAGATCGCCCAAACTTGATAGGCGCTTGTAATATCGGTCCAGGAATTTATCTTCGTAGGTGGAAGCAAGCCCCTGCCCATATTCAGTCAGTCGTTTTGCGAAAGCCCCGGTTCCAAGTTGTCCCGATGCTCCCGCACCACGCTGCGCGGCTTTGAGACCCTCAGACAATTGGAACTTGTACGCGGGGTCTTCGGTCATATCGCCGGGACCGGCCAGTGTCATTTCGGTAAGCATGTTGAGCGCCTGTTCCCCAGCCTGACGCCACGGAGATATTTCCTCACGGGCTGAACCGTACCCTTTCTGTAGCGCCTCTCGCGCTCGCTTGAGTTGCTTTGCCTGTTCGTTGGAACCCAATAAGCTTCCAAGCAGATTTGTAACTGTTCCAGCAGCAGCCAAGACTGGGAATGCCATAGTTATATTCCTTTCAAGAATAAAATAGTATCTCTTTAATCTGTTGCAATAGTCTTGATAGTGCCATCGCCAAACTTAATCTTCAGGTCTCCATCAGCCGTATCGACATAGATAAACGCCCTGCCAACCACCGGGTCCGGGGCGGTCACTCCGTCTGTAACTGCTATAGTATTTATATTTACGTCGCCTGATTTATCCCAGTTAAAATCGGTTGCACGGGTCAAGATTTTGATGGTGCTTTCTGTGGGTGGTGTCGGTAAAATGTTACGAGTGCGCCGGATACGAATCCAGTAATAATCATCTGCTCCTACTGCACCGGTTACTTCGTTGATGGTGCGCACGCCCCACGTTGTAAGGTCTGCACTGGTGAACCGGATAGAGCCGTTCAAGGTGAAGCCGGTTGTACTGTCAACTGGCACAAAAGATACCCATCCTCCAGCGTCTGTGACATACTCAAAAGTTGGAATAATATTATGACTGGATGGGGTAGCCAATGCCACTATGATTTCGTCAAACTTATCTGCGGCTGCAATATAGATATAGTCATTCAATACACCGAATAGTTGCACGTTAGTGCCAGCACTACCAAAAGCAACCGTCCGGTCGGTATAGGTGGTTCCTGTATAAGAAAATCCCGCCGCGAGAGAAGCGGCTGTGCCGATATGCTGGTGGGCTATCCCGACACCTTCGTTTGCCAGAATTGCACGCACGTCCAGATTTGAATTGGTGGGATCAGCTACAGAAAGGTTCTGGGCGTAAACCTGTCCGCCAGTTGCCCCGGTGTTATCCACCACTCCACTATGCAGATTTAGCCGATCAGCCGCAGCGTCCATCGCTGTGGCATCTACATTCATACGAAAGCCAGCGTTACCCGAAAAGGTGTCGGGGTCATAATCAAGTTCCATCGCGTGATGCCCATCCCTGCCCGCCTTTACAGTGTAATGTATGGCATGGTCATTGTTCGATATTTCTGCATGGACGCTAAAAGACGCATCTGCGTTTGGCCCAATCAAAAAATGGGCGTCTCCATGATCCAGCACATAAAACAATGGATGGTTATGAATTAAAAAATTTAGTCCAGTCAGATCGTCCGGTGTATGTGACCCAGACGAAGAAACAGAAATAACGAACGACTCTTCCGCCACGGACAGAACCTCAGCAACCGCGCCCACATAGTCTGAATTGCTGGCAGCGGTAACAATCATCATATCCCCAGCCACTATTCCGTCCGATACGAACGTCTGCCCAGCCTTGGCGATGGTAAACGTAGAAGCGGTGAACGTAGCCCCAATGTCGTAAGTCAGAGTTTTAGCCGGAGAACTTTCCCGGATAGCTATGCCACGGCCAAAGTAGCAAGCTACCGCACGGAGACACCCACCAAAGCGCCCGTCTCCATCAATCTCGGCATCGCCAGAAATGGTTGCATCTCCGGTGATATTAAGTGCCGTCCCCTTTACCTCTCCAGTTACGTCCAGTGAGTCACCGGTTATTGCTGTACCCGCTATCGCGCCAGAAGAATTTATGGAACCAACAGCGGCCTCGCCGGTAATATTTGCCGTTGCGCCAGTGACTTCGCCAGTTACGGACAAGTCTCCACCAATCGAGGCATCGCCACCAACCGTTAGATCGCCGGAGATGGTTTCATTTCCGCCTATCGTAGAATTGCCACCAGCAGTGAGATGCCGGACGGCAGTTACATCCTTGCCCGATCTTATATCACCTACACTGGCTTCTACCATCCCCTTGGTAGATATGATATCTCCAGGGACGGTCAGGCTATCAAACGTCAAATCACCGGCGTCTCCATCAACGATAGTGTTAATGCTCGTCATTAGACGATTGAGAAAGTTTCTCCACGTGGGGGTTACTTTCCCGGCATTGTCTACCACAGGGGAAGAGTCGGGTAATGGCGGTATCTGTTTAATGGCCATTATGCATATCCTTGTTCGGATTCGAGATACGCACCAACCCATACGTCTTGGAACGGGTCGGAGATAGTAACTTTGAATACCGGTTCACGAGCTTTGCCGAGTTGGAACCAACGGGCGCGATACTCATATTCTCCGGACGCTCCTATCGCGGCCCATAATTCTCTCCCATAGGTTTTTCCGCCGTTACGCGAAATTTGTAGCATGGCCTGCGGATCAGAGCCTTGACCTGAATCTATACCGCTGCCAGTATTGACATCCAGCTCAAACTCGTGCATAAATAAGTTTTTGTTCTCGTTCTTTGGCAATGCGAATACTCGTGTCCTGCGAATTCTATTTCCAGCGTCTGCGAAGGTTTCCTGATCGACTTTATAGAGTTTATTATTTTTGTAATCTCCAACAACATCCATTTTGTTGAATTCAGCGTAACAATTACCACGGAATCTGCCATCGTCTTTTGATCCGTCCTCTATCATGCTCGCCCAAGAACACCAGACACCATTTGACAAATCATAAACAAATGTCTTGTCTGCGCTTGGAAACGTCAGTACATAGTAACTATGGTTGTTCTGCACAAAACCATAGCCTATGGCGTCAGTAGCATCAGACATCTTTTCGATTGTACGAGAGATGTGATACGTACTGACAATTTGGGCATCAGCCGAACCACGAGATTGCCTGACCGTCTTGTCATGTGCAAGCCAGAGTAAAGAGTTGTCCACCAGCGCCCAGGAGTCCGGCGCAAGCGTCCCAAGCTCAATAAGTGCCAGAGAACTGCGTTGCCATACGGGGTCGCTACCACTATCGTAGAACTCTTCGGTAGAATCGCCCTTAGTCACCCATAATTTCTGGAAAGCAGATAGGACACGAGCTATATTACTGGTCTTGGCTTCGGCAGTATGCACATCTAATATATCCCAAGTCAACCCGTCCTGCGTTGCCGAGATATAGAATTCAGGTGTATCAGGCCTGTGCGAGATAAACATACTATCTTGTGCGGTAACAGAACCTCCGCCATAAAAACTATGTTCTGCCGTAGTCAGCCGTGTAAACAGGCTGGTTGTTGTGTCATAGATGTATGCTACGCCATCAGAACCATCACATATCATCAGTTGCAGCCCATCAGACGCATTGTTAATATGCGCCATTGTCACCGGACCAGTTTTAGTGCTGAGTTTATTTGTACTGTCCGTCAGTGTTGTAGACGAATACGCGCTGTCAATCTGCTTTAATTGGTCTCCATGCACAGCATAGAGATAATTCCCCATAATGTGCAGGCCGCGTATTTCAACCTGTGGGAAAACGATCTCTTTGAGCGACACGTCGTCTATATTGCCCGAGAAAGCCGCACTCGCATAAAACACAAAGTCAGCTCCGCTCCCAGAAACTACATCCATTGAGTAATCGCCGTTCGCATTTACCGAAACGCCAGAAGCGCCGCCAACCTGCGGAGTAATGTACCCACCGTTATATCCAGAAACGGTAAAAGTCAACCGGTAGGTAACACCTTCTGATATGGAGCCGTCCATATCTTCTGAATCTTGTGTAACGGTGCTGGCTGTCCCCGTGGCATGAGTTAGTACGCCATCAGAAATTGTCCACCCCGTACCTTTGTCCCATGCCGTATCGCTATCGAATTCACCATTGCTCAGAATTTCGTCCTGAGTCTCTTCATCGGTGAGGTCTGCGAGTTCTGTCAGTCCGGGGCGTATCGACAATGAGTCTAAGCCGCCATTGCGGTCTAACTCAACTATCAAATTGACGCACTCTTGCGGGTTGGCTTCGGTAGACGGACCCTTATATTCACCACCCATAAACGGCAGTCGCATTGCTTACCCCATATTAACAGCGAGTTGGTTATCTATCATCGGGATTACAGGCCAAAGCGTTGTCGGAGACGGCATTCTGGTATTAATGCGCCGGATAATATCTATGTAGTTTTTAGCTCTGTTAGAAATCCAGTTCGCATCTCCACGCCCAAGCTCGGGGCATAGTTCAGAAGCCAATCCCCATTTCAATGCCAACAAGTATGCTCCGGGCAGGTTTATTTCATTATCTATTTCGCTTTGGATGATATGTTTAAAAGGCAACCAGCAATCTATAAATAGTGTGTATTGAACCGAACCCGTAAGTCCATCGGATAAATCAACAAGACTGATGTTGTCAAACGTGCCAGCAAAATCGCTCGACGCTGCCAAAATAAAGTCTTCTCCGCCGCCGCATAAAATATCCATCATGTAGGAACCATCGGCATCGATAGTTGTTCCTTCGGTGTCTCCAATTGAAGGTACACACGTTCCGGCGCTTAATCCAGAGACATCGAAAGTCAGACGATATGTATTCCCCGTAGTTAGAGTAGTCACAAGATCGGCGGATAGTTGTTTGGCATTATCGGCACCCAATACTTCGTATCCGGTTATCTCCTTAATGCTTACGTCGTCAACGCTGCCATCAAAATTTCCGTCTGCCGCATAGAAAGAAATCGTTCCATCGGCCCCGGCGACCACGTCTTCGGTGTATGTACCATCGGCAGTGCGAGCCGTCCCACTTGTCCCGCCGACTTTTAATGTCAAATTGCCAGCGGTTCTTCCGCTGATAGTATATACGACACGATAAGTTGTTCCATTTGCCAGCCCGGCAATTGTCTGCGTTAGGGCGTCTGGACCCTGAGAGGTATATCCAACAATTTTCTGAGTGGATATATTATCAACATACCCCTCTCCCATTCCAGCGCCGGGCACCTCGATAGACAGACGCACGGAAGTGTCTTCTCCGGTGGCCCAAGTATGCGTTCCAGAGAGAGAACCGCTGGCTCCAGTTGCGAGAACCACACCTCCAATGATTAACGACCACGAAGTATTGTAGCTGTTAGATACTTCGCATGATACGTAATATGAATCTCCGTTTATTAAATCTACGCCATCAACAAGATTTTGCTCGATGTATTCATTGTCTGATATATTGGGTTTTAGATGTGCTTTGCCGGTTTTCCATTCAAAGTAAGTGCTATATAGCCATGACCCTAAGTTGGTATTGAATGTACCGTTTGATACTAATTCCGTTCCACTTAGAATCGGGTCTCCAGTCCCCGGAGTCCTTTTAGCCGCTCCGCCTGACCATGCCCACTGGTCTCCAGATGTCGGCCATGCACTAAGGTCGGCGGCAAATCCGCCATCGGTTATAAGTTCCTCTCCAAGGATTGCATCGCCTTGCCCTGGAGTGCGGACAAGGGCGTTCCCGGTTATTGCCCACTGACTGTCTAAGGTCCAACTCGTCCCAACCGAAAAATCTCCGTTGGTGATATATTCACTCCCGGTGGTTCCTGCCGCTATCGACTGCCCTCCAGATGGAACTGGATGTATGAACAGTTCTCCAGACGGATACGACTGTCGATACTGGAACTTGGTGGGAATCCCCGTTTCGTCTTTATCCGGTACTTCTATATACCTATCTCGTGTTATCGGAAAGACAGGCTCGTCAAGCCCATCGCCGTCCCTGACAAAAGCGTCTACTATCATAATCGGGCGACGCACGTTGATAATATAATCAGTCCCAATCACCAACACCCCGGCTGCGTCGTCATCTATCGTAATGCTCGTGATGGTTTTGAACAGCAATACACCGCGCACGGTAGCCGTGTCTGGCCCGGATATCGTCTCTGAGATCGTATCGCCATAAGAGTTTGCGCCCACCACGGTGAACGACCTTGCGGAATCGTCGGCGGTCGAAGTTATTATGATTGGTCTTGGTACATCAAATTCAGCCGCGCCAGACGTAGCCAGTGTTCCATTAATGGTCAGGCTTTGTAAACCGCCCGAGCTGGGTTGCTGTCCAAGGCAAATCGAGTCGCCGTCCCATGCGGCCCCGCTATTGATTGCATAGTTAGGCACGCCAGCCAGCAAGCCAGTATCGAACTGCACCATATCGTAAGGCAACAGTTCATCGACGCTCCATGAATCAAGAAGCAGGTTCAATGCTTCCAATCCATCCGAGAACGCCCCATGTGTTGGCTGTTGTCCTTCGCCAACAGCGCCAGCAATACGCAATGCGCTGATAATGAGTTTTCGCCCGGTCAAAACATCCTCAGTTCTTGTTGATTGCGGGCTGCCCGTCTATGATTGACAGCGGAGTGGAAAGAATTCCCGGTTTAGGCATGTGCGTGTTTTTCTTTTTGATCACCAGCAAAGAACTATCGGCCATTGCCCTAACATTATCGGGGATTGGCCTTCCATAATCAGATGCTACCTCGGTTGCAAGATTCCACTTCAGGGCACGCACATATGCACCCTCCATATTTATATCTGTATCTATATCGCTGGACGAGAATTGCTTAAATGGCTGCCACATGTCTATGTACATCGTAAACGTAGATACACTTGGAACTTTATATACATAAATCTCGCCCGCTGGATAAGTGGCGTCATAATACAATTGAGTAATCTCGGAACCGCTTGTAGTGGTAGCGTCCTTGTCTGTCTGGATATTATACCGTTCACGAGTGGACGGATAACATGGATAATCGACGCCCGTGCTATCGCGCACAAAGGCAGAAATAATCATAAGAGGACGACGAGTATCGATGACAGAGTCGGAGCCAACTTCAATGTTCCCGGTGGCCGATGCACTGCTCACGACCGAAGTCACAGTCTTAAACTGTTTCCTTCCGTATACCGTACTGTTATTTGGCCCGGTGATAGTTTCTTCAATCGTATCGTCATCAGTATTTGTACCTGTCACGGTAAATGTTATACTGGCGCTGTTCCCAGTCCCATATATCGTAACATGGCGTGGCACGTCGAACGACACAGAGCCTCCAGACGCAAGCGCACCCGCAATCGTAAGGGTAGCCGCGCCAGAAACGGCCTGTGCTGCACATATACCATCCCTGTCAGCGACAACCGTGCTATCGCCAATCGTATAATTCGTCTTGTTGGCGGTTAGCGAGAAATGTTTTTGAATGTAGTCACTCGGAAGCAATTCGTCGGCTGACCACGTATCCAATAACATATTCAAAGCTTCAAGTGCGTTCTGATGTCCTTCACTCGTTGGCTCCCCGTCAGAACCAACCACATTGACCGACCTCAGCGCAGCCCGGATTAGATTTCTCGGAGTCATTCCCATAGGTTATTCCCTTTCAGTCCCAGAAAGCGGCGACAAATTGAACTGGTGAACGTGCTGTATCGTTGCCAAACATTTTATCTCTGTATTCTCTGGCTTTTTCCTGAATAAGCAAATACCTGCGAGCATCAAGACGTCCAAAGTTATCAATTTGAGTCATGTACTCAAGCCCCATATAATCGGCCAAATTATATTTGAGCGTGTTAAACCACTCCTGCGGGAAGCAGGGGTTGTCGGTGCGAGAGGTAAACACTTCAATAGGCTGCATGATAGTAAAGCGCAGTCTCAGTTCAACGTCATCGGGGGGTTGCCATACATATAATTTCCCATTGGTCATTGTCGGCTGGTAGTGTACAATGTTAGGAGTCCCCGTATCTGATTTATCCGAGATCGCCATATACTCGTTGCGGCTGACTGAATTGATCTGTATTTCTGTATCATCGTCCTGCACATATCTGACATCTTCAATATCCAAAGGGCGAGACACTTTGTTCGTATAGGCAAACACAAAATCCCCATCGTTTACGCTATCAGTCAACACATCGTCCAGCGTTATCGTGCTGCCGCTTGGCGTTCCATTGACAGTGGTAAACTGGAAATAGTTGTTATCTAATTCTATGCCTATGTAGTCGTTATCCGATATGCCTGTTATTGAATCCACGGTTATTGTTGATTCCCCAGCACTGCCGTCTGCGGACAGAGTTGTTTCTATGGCGCTCAGGGTACAGTGGTCTCCGCTTGGCCCAATATTATATTCTGAAGTTCCGTACTGCATGTATAGCGTAGCGTTTGCCTTAAGCCATTGTCCTACTCCATCAGCCTGCCATTCCGTTATCATGTCATTTAGGGAGTCGGCGGCGAAATCAAATATTTCTCTATGCGGAGCCGTGCCGCCGGGTTTGTAAAGTCCTAAAAGCCGTAACGCACCAATGATTATATCATCTCTGGTGCGCGTCAGTGTCCTTGTCCCGCTGGTCGCCATGTAGTTCTATCTCCCTGGCTATTGCGTTAAGTGAATCGGTTAGTATTTTAATCTCATTTATGCATCTGTCTGCTCTGGACAGAAGTTTCTCTATGCGGTCTTCGTCGGGCATATTATTTTTTCTTCTTATGTTCACGGTACATGCTGTAGGCTACGGCTATCACCTGTTTTTGTTTCCATTCCGGATGCTCCTGCTTCATTATAGGAATAGCCCTGCCGACGTAGTCAGAAAGGCTTTCTCCCTTGCGAGGTTTAGGCATGGCTTTCTCCAGAAGGACATTTATGTCCCATATCAGAAACCCTTCGGATAACTTTCTGGCGTGATGCGATTTGCATAGTCGTCGCTATCCACAAAACGAAACACGTCTTCCCGTTCAGGCCTTGACCACGGTACAGACTGGACGGTTGGTGCGACATGTGCGTCGTTTAAGGGAGACCGCACATCCCGACAGCGAGAACACACCATAAGATTGGGTTTCTCGCCATCGGGACGCAGGTCAGTGTTGTAAGACTTAAATCCACAACGGTCACAGATCGCGAGCCATTTACCAGAGACGTATGGAAAGTTACTGCGCATTAGTTGCCATCCAGCAGTTGATGTGCTTCTCGCGTGTCTATGGACTGCAAAACCGTCCCCGTATCGGTACCAATGGTAATGCTGGCTCCCCCATTAACAATCACTAACGTATTCCTGCCGTCTCGCCACGCCAAGACAAACAATAACGGCTGATCTTTTATGGATGATCTTTCGCCTATTATTATCGCCGGAATCCCGATTGGGGTTTCTACGTGTGGCGTATACTCTATCTCGTCGGCTATAAAATATCTCGCTCCCCGAAATCTCCATGATGGCGACAACGCGCCACGCTCTTCCTTGCTCGTAACTCGGTACGACTTGACCGTCAATGTCAGCATTATTCGCTCCCGAATGCTATTGCGTTGGGGTTGTTCCAGCACACAGAATACACAGAAACTACTTGCAGCCGCCTCCACCTTTTCCGCCATGCTTCATCTTCTTGGTCTTTTTCATCATGTCCTCAAGATTAAATGAGTTCTCCCGCGCAGGAGAAACGTGTTAGTTAATGTCTATGCGATCAACGGTTTTCCCGTTGTCGTTCATAACATAAGCAGTTACTGCACCTTCGACTCGAACGATCCTTTCTTCGTCTCCCCGGTGAAGACAGAACGTATAGAGCCATCCACACTTTGCTGCTTCAGGCCAGACGCCAACCACATTAGTACATCCGAATTCTATTTCTCGCGGAAGCGTTACATCGGACAACGCGGATCGTTCGACACGCATTCTGTCGGCATCAAAATAAACCGTCTCAAAATCCGCGACGTGTGCGTTCTTTCCATCGCTATATCCCATGCTCGGAACCATTTTGATAATCATCTTTCTATCTTCCTTTCTGTCTGCCTCCTGCGCGGGAGAGAGTTCATCGCTCGCTGGTTCTGTTCCTAATTGCTTCAATGGTGGAGCCACGTTCGTTCATCACATAAGCATCGAAGTCTCCGAACAGCGATACTCTGCTCTCCTTGCTGTTTAGTGTGATGTCGAAGATCGCCACTTTGCCTTTCTTCCAATTCTCGAAACCGTAAGAACACCTTGTATCGTCAGAATCATCATCCAAGAGCCAATCGCCACGTTCCCTCTCGGATTGAGGAACGAACCAACCGTAATCGATTCGCTCGCCCTCAAATATTTTGACGGTCGGCCCCTCGAATTTGTATGTTGAAGGGCAATCATCCGCCACGTCCCAAAGCGTTCCAATCACTTTCAGCGTAAGCATCTTCTTCTCCTTCTTCTGGTTGTTCTCCTGCGCGGAAGATTGAATCAACTCCAGAACGGCACGAGTATAGTAATATCCCACGTGCCTATCGTGTAACTTCTCGCTTCAAGCCGCAACCCTGTAATCGGGCCACTGATGGACTGATTCTCGTCTTCATTCAGCCAGCCAGTATACGGATAGTTGTATCGCACCTGATACTCGCTCTTGCTCCCCGGCAACAGAACTTCTTCCTGCGTGAAGCTCATGCGCTGTTCCGTGCTGGCATCCATATCGGACGAACGGCGCACCTGATAAGTAAGGCTGGAAGAGTAGTAGTTTACCGCAATAAACGCGCTCTCGGCCTCATCGGCAGAACCGACAGTCACGTTCCCTGCCAACGCCGCACTGCAACGTACCGAATGCACTACAGAAAAATTCTTTGTTCCTGGAACTGTCACGCTGGCGGTCGGTCCAGTGATTGTCTCGGTCATGTACTTGCCGCGCCGGTCAAGACCACGTATCGTAAACGTCTTGTCTGACTCATCAGAACCGGCGCTCGTAATAGACAAGTGCCTTGCTGTCAGTCCGCAACCCGTTCCGTTAAAAACAAAATAGCCAGCACCGGCAAGAGCCTGAGACTCGCAAATGTAGTCCCTGTCTCCAGATATTCCGACATACGCGGCACTGTCTACGGCTCCGCTTGCATAGACGGCTATGACTTCACCGAACAGAGTAGTGCCATAAGAAGCACCGGCATTTGCCCCGGTAATTGCCTCCGAGACCTCTACTCCATCGGCATCGCGTCCATAAACCGTAAAGGTCACGCCGCTGTCATCGCCAGCAGAAGTTACATAGACCGCCTGTGCTGGAGCCAGAAGAGAAGTTCCGTACATATAGGCTACGCGATAGGCAACTCCATTACGGCTTAACTGTCCAACTGCCGCCACAGAGGCCGCAGTAGTTAGAGAATCAGTATCTTCTGACGTACCTGCGGACACGTTTCCAGCCGAAGCGCCGCTTGCGATAATGCGCTCCACGGTACGGAATGTTCCAACTGTATCGACATAACTACCACTCGCGCCAGTTACAGTCTCTTCGTACTTACCGAACGCATTAGTGCCGTAAATAGTGAACGTTATGCCGGTGTCATCCCCCGCGCTGGTGATGCGTACAGCGGAATCCGTGCCGAGATAGGCAACCGTAGACGCTTTGTACAGAGCGCCCCCAATCGTCAGGTCGGCAGCGGCAGCCGCAGTCTGCGCAGCGCAAATGCCATCAGCATCCGCCGTAGTCAACTTGAGGGATATATTGATAGGCCTCACCTATCACCCCCTTCCTTAAAGTTCATAATTCCTCCTTCGAGAATAGTGAGGGCGGGATAAACCCGCCCCGCAGGAAAAGAACATTAAGGAATAGCTACAGCGGCAGGATCAAGTTCACCACTCGAACCGGCGGTATTGCCACCATAGTTCTCAATAAAGAACGCGGCCTCGCCAATCATGCTTGTAGCTCCAGCATTGGCATAGCTGGTGCCATTGTATGCCACCAGTCCGGTGCTGGAAGCTTCGAGTTCAACGCAGAATTTGTCGGCTGCCGTAGTGTCCTGATTCAGAATGAGATTGTGAGCCACCAAAATGCTTGTAGCTTTGGCAGCATCGTGGTCAATCGTAGAATCGGAAGAATCGACATCAATGTAATTTCCGGTAATGCGAACATTGCTGGTAGTGCCAGCAAACAAGATGCTGTTAGTCATCGAACCGGAAATCAGGCCGACAAAGTCACAGTTTTGGATTGTCAGGTCGGTGACAGTAGTAGCCACGGACACATGAGTCAACCACTCGACTGCGTTGGTCGCCCCATCGCGACAGACGATATTATCGAGTGTGCAAAAGTCTCCACCAGCCGCAATGGTAATCGCCGCCGCCGAGCCGCCAGAATAACCGGCCACTAAACGGATGTTACTGATAGTCACATCAGCATCGGTGATTGAAACAGTTCCAGTTGCGGCAGCAGACGTACTTGTAAATGTAGGCACGCGGCTACCACGGCCCTGCCCGATAATTGTCAGAGCCTTGTCTACAACGAACGAAGACGATGTCAGGGTTTCGGAATGTCCGGCAGCGATCATAATCGTATCATATTCATCTGCCTTGGAAATTGCCGTGGCAATAGTAGCCCACGGCTTGGCGTAAGAACCGTTACTATTATTGGCCGCGCCGGAGTTGACCCAGTGCACCTTCCCTTCCGGCATTATCTCAATTGGAATGTTGCGTATCGTAACGCCATTTCCAAAGCCGTTGGGAAAGTTTGATGCGGGATAAAGAGCCATGATGATATTCCTCCTGTGAACTCTGATAGAGCCGCGTCATAACGTGGACAAACCACAGTTCGGAGTGATGTTTGAAATCCGCTACCGGATTCTGAGAGGAAAGACTGCGGCACAAGGTATCGGCAGTTCTTAACAGTTGCCGACACCTTGTGCCATGTTGCCGTTTACTTACCCAACGAACCCACAACCCCACGAGGATCGACAAACCCGGTGCTGAAACGCATGCGGGCTTTCGACCTCATGTTCTCGGTCGTGAAGTCGTTCTCATCGCTACCAAACTCATCAGCATCGCGCTCGACATAGATCAAACCGTAAGGAACGTCGGTCTGGACAAACCAGCAGTCGTTGTCGCTATTCAGATACTTCCATTCCACAAAACCTTCCGGAATTGTGTTCAACGCCTTTAGCGCATTAACAGCGTTATTGGTAGTATCGTTCTGGAGGCTGGACCGCAGGATGCGCGCCGCTTCAAACACGGAATCCGTAGGAATGACGAGTTTGCGAGGCGAAGCAGAAATGTAATGACCTCGATCATCGGTCAATTTACCGATCACGATAGCAGCACTCTCAAGCGACGTTTCTGACAGGTCGGCATCAACAGACAGTTTATTACTCCATGTGCCACCAGACTTGTTGGCGTGGGTGGCCGACAGCAATGTGCTGCCATCTCCACCTTCATATCCGGCGGTTTCAGCGCGCAGCAACACGTTGGCGTTCATGGTTTCGCGTGTTACCTTGCCCTTGCGGGCCAAACTTTCTGCCTGTTGCCGCATAATGCCATACTGCTCATCATCATTCATTTCGCGGGTTACAACGAAACCGGACATGTAGACATAATGCGTAAACCGGGTGATGAAACCCTGCTGCATTGTGTCAAACGTCATCTGCCCACCTTCAGTTTTTACCTGGAACAGGCCAAAACTGGAAGTGCCAACAAACTCTTCAAAGTTCTTATCGGACTTTTCTCTCTGGAAAATAGTCAGTCCGACTTCCGCGACTTCATTATAGGTAGCGCCATACCAAGCTTTGATGCCCGGCACGAGCGCCTTACCCCAATTGCTTGTCATCTGAGGCATAGTTGTTCTCCTTGCCGGTTATTAGTTATGGACGCCAGTGAAGTTACCAGCCGCAACCGAAGCAGCGGCGATGTTGCCGAACGGAGCATAGGCATGAATGTTGTAGCCCACTTCAAACTTCGCATTCGCCCCAAGCGCATTGTCAGGGCGATTAAGCAGACGCAAAATCTGAAAAATAAGCGTCGCTGTCGTAGTAATCGAACTCTGGTCTATTTCCTGACCAGACATACCAGTCGTAGTGCTACAACCGGCATCGGTCAGATTAGCGTTGGCTCCAATGTCGCCATCTTCGGCAGTCCCGCTCGACTGGGCCTCCATGACCAGATCGACATCATCGGCGATATATACATAGCCAGAGGTGGACGATGGAAGATATGTACGATTGGGATAATCCGGGTTGAACTCAATAGACTCCACCGGGCCAATCGGAACAGCGCCAGCCGCAGCGATGATGACTTCGGGAACGCCAACGGAACTGGTATTGGCAACAAGGGCCATCATTGTCCCTTTACCAATAGCCGCTACGCTGTTGTTGGAGTCAACATAATATCTATTAACGGAAATCTGCCCACCGCCCTTACGGCGTATTGGCCTGAATCCATTAACAATGTCGGAATTAGCCATTGAAAATCCTCAAAGTTAAAATTTAGTTTACTTCGGTGCGGACTTGGTTACAGTCCAAGACAATCCGCTCCCTTCGATGTCGGGTCGCATGGCCGACTTGCGTATCTGTTCTATCTGGATATCCTGAGTTTTATTGAAATTGTCCCGATCCTCCTGGAACAGTTCCTCCTCGATAGCCATCAGATACAGCGTGGCCCCTTCTCCTCCCGGCATGGTGACATAACGATCAGAAATACCACCACGATTCACGTCTCCCTCAACGGCGGTAGGAACTCCGTTCTGTATTTCAACGAGACTCCAGCCGCGCTTCATTCGGGAAACGACCTTGCGTCCACCCTCGCGTTCAGTGTCGCGCACCCAGCGCAAGACCATTCCTGGGATGCTATGCGCTTCCAGCGGATCGCGTGTAGAAACTTCTTTTCTACGTGCACGCTTGGCAGACAGAATGGCATTCCTGTCAGGCCTTGTCGTTTTCGGCTTCTCTTGCCGATCTTCCTGTTCAGTCTGTTGAATCTCTTTAATTGCCTCTGCGGGCTTCTGTCGCCCGGTGTCCTTGAGAGCGTATCCGCCCCCAAACTTTACGATTTCGCTCTCGAACGTCTTTTTGCTCTGCGCGGCCTTTGCCGCAGCTTCGGTTTTGTAAGGCTCGTTCGTCCCCTCAGTCAGATGAAGCTTTCCGCTATCGGACATCTTGATCTCCTTATGCGCCCTTCAGCGCCTTGGCGTACTCTGTTAGGTTCTTGAATAATTTATCTCTCACAAAGCGTGTTCCAGCCCTTCGTTCGTCTTCCGTTAAATCTGAAACTCCACCTCCGCTATTCGCGGCAGGAGAACCTCCACCGGCAGACGAAGAACCGGGCTTGGGTTTGGGTGGAGCGTATTTGGCCTGATATTTAGCGCGTTCAATCGCAATCTCAGGCTCAAGCGTTTCAAATATTTCATTCCACGGTAAGCCCTGCCTACCCAATGCAGCAGATCGCGCATCCGCAAAGTTAGTCAGAAGAATGTTAATCGGGTCTTCGTTGTCTCCATACCAACCTTGCGGGTTATCTGCCGCCTTTGCGTTTCTGCCCATCCATCGAGCTACAGTAGGTGATTTTATGGCCGGAACAAATTCGTCTTCATCGCTTGGCGGTGACTGTGGCGTGTCTGCCGCCTTCGGCGTAACTGCCGGGACGGATATTTCTCCATGCAGAGTAGCTATCTTCTTGGCGAGATCGCGCACGGTGTCTTTGTCCTGTGCATCGGTAGCCTCATCCAATTTATAATTCAGTTCCTCAATCAGTCTTTCCTTGGCTCTTTTTTCAGCTTCGGCAACACGCTGGTCCGCAGCTTCTTGTTTCGCCAGCAACTGGCGTGTAACCTTCGTCAACTCCTCAAGCTTCTGGTTACTATCCCTATCCCGGTGACGATAGGAATCAGAAATAGGCTTCATGTTGCGTATGAACGTCTCTGCATTTACCCATTGCTTTCCTGCATTGCGCGGGTCGGCCTCAAACTCCTCCTTCGAGACATGACCCCATTCCTTTGCTATGGACTCAACCGCCGACGGAGTTTTAGGCTCCGGTGTAACTTCGACCTGCTTCGTTTCCTCGGGCGGCGTCTCCGGCGGAGTTTCCGCTGGAGTCTCCGTATCTAAGACAGACTTATGCGGCGCTTCAACCCCGGCATCCGCAGCCGCCTTAAGCATGTGTTCCCTTAGTCCAGCATCTTCTCCGGGCATCTTATGCCTCCTCTGTTGGTTTTACTTCCGGCTCGCGCCATACCATATTCAAATCCTGATCGTTGATGACACGATAGCCAATGCCGTTATCGTCTTTAAAAGTCAGACCGGCGTACTGGTTATAGAGCACTTTATCTCCACGCTTGATGCCAAGTTCCTCCATCGTACAACCATCGAAATGGCGTCCAGCGGTTGGACCCCAGTCCATTATCGTTCCCTGATTCCATGCATAAGACTCGCGTTCGGCGACTTCCTCAGGAATGTACAAGTCTCCCTGTTTTTTGTAGCTATTCCCTTCTTCGTCTTTCTCGACTTTGTAAACCTCGTTGGGTTTTACAAGTACTCGATGTCCAATCGGTATCCACGGCATACATCCTCCTTTGGGATTCTTAATGTTGCAGTATGTAGTGTTTCAGTTCCGGGTATCGCATATCGTACCCATATATCTTCAAATCATGCGTCTTGCAAACATGCGTAGGCTCGTGCAACGTTACCTGTATCCCGCGTCCACGCGCCATGCCAATCCAGTATTCGATACAGGGCTTCTCCCAAGCATACTCACTGTCAACAAACACCGTGCATCCGTACAGGTCTATCTTATCGTACTTCTGGCGTATCGCCAGAGCCAACATGAAAGGAATGCTGCAACTGAAGTACGGCTCTCCGAACTCTTCGACTATCTCTTCGATTGGATACCGCACAGCCGTTTTAGGGCTATACGGGAAAATGTCCAACATATAGATCGGAATGTTTTGCTCTTCGGCCCCCTTCAGGGAATGCTCAAAAACATCTACCGGATGCTTATACCTCGCGCAGGACTTCTCCCACGCTTCTTTCGTGTGCACCTGGAAACCGACATCGCATTCGCGCATGTAGACCGAAGTATTCATTCCCCACGTGTCGTAGTCTTTGGACAGAGGTGGAGCCGCTTCCCAACCGGGGCCACACGCTATGATGTTGACAGCCTTCAACTGGTCTCCTTTGAGATCGCTAATTGTGATAACAAAAAAACGGCCCGAACCTGACACGTATGTGCCAAATCCGGGCCGCAGGTAGCTTCCCTTGTCGGTGGAAGCTTTGAACAGTAACCGCTATGTTTTTATTCCAACTCCTAATCAATCATTTCAAATCTATGTTTCTTTGTCAAGAGTTTTGTTTCGTCTTTTTCAAATTTATAGAACTGTGGCGCACCAAAACCACCCTGAGACATGTTTATTTCCACCCATGTCTTACCTGTCTGCTTGGCAGCCTCTCGCTCAGACAGATAGGCATCTATAGTTGCCAGAACCTCTTGTCTTAGCATGTTCGGTGTTTATCCTTTCGACTGGACGAAGTTTTGCCTATCAATCGGTCGGTGTCTTTAATCTCTTCGGGTCTAATTCTCCGAAGTTGTCTTCGGCATTTAATAAAACTCACCACCATAGGTGCCAATAATATTTAGCGAATAGTTTTAACCCTTGTTCAATTTTTCGCATTCTTTTGTCTCGCTCTTCCACAGGCACATTGCTATACCACTCCCAGTGCGTTGTATGCAACTCGAACGCCTCTATCATTTTATCTAATTTAGCGTCCCATCGTTCAGCGGTTAGATTGGGAGGATACCCAATGTTAAGTTGTTTGAATCGCCGGAGTCGCGACAATACGTACTTGCTTATAAACGAACTTAAGTCCCACGTCACGGAATCATCCCATCCACTACAAATACGTTGCCATAGAAATTTCCATCCCCTGTGTTGTCTTTTGGTTAAAAACTCAACAGGGCATAAAGTTTCTCCTGTTATCCATTTCATGTAGCCCTCCTGGAGTTTAGGTGGCCGGGGAACGGTCAACGTCCGTGGTTGTAAGATTTGTGGACAGCCCAGCCTCGTTCCTCAATGCAAACTTATCTGGCGCATGGAGCCACTTCATATTAAATGGCGTGCCGTTCCCACGGCCTGTATGTCACTTCAATTTTGGCCTATCGTCTTCTCCAATTCGGCGTAGTTCATACGCCAACAAGGCCAGACATCCAAAGGCGGCATGTGCCAAATGGTTCAACTGACTCTCTTCGTCTATCGACTGCCCCATTTCCCATTTCCAGAGATGCCGCTGCATTGCTGCGAAGTGCTTATTCCACGCCATACCTTTTTCCCAGTTGCGACTATCATATTTTTTAGCACCCTCGGTAAACACCCTTGCAACTTCAAAGAGCGCGTCAGCCGGTAAAAGGTCGAAACGTGTTTTGCCTTCATCGTGGCGGACGCCAGCGGACTCAGAAATTTCACCGACGGGATGACATTGAGGCGCCATTGCGCATGAACATATAGTCCCGGCTGTGTACGCTTCAAATTTGGTTCCATCTTTCGGCTCGCCCCCGCTCATTTCGCACTCCTTTCCCGCGCCGATTTCTCTCTGTTGTATGCAGCGCGTAATGCTTCTGGGCTTATGAAATCATCTGCCCATCCCTTACGCTTCAGAAAGTCGTACACCTCAGCAAAAGACATCCTGCCGATACTGCGAGAACGTAAATTCCCTAACGCAGTCGTAACCAGTTCAAATAGTCCGTCCTCGAAACGTGAAGAAGTTTTTCCGCGCTGCATTTCCGCTATCTCTGCGTAGGCCTCCTGCAAGTCCTTCTCAGTTATATGGACACTCATGCTATCCCTCCACTGTTGGAGTCTCAATTGCGATTTCTTCTGGAGTGCGCTCTACGCTCCAGACCTTACTAACCGAATAGTGTTCCTGATCTCCCTTGCGAACCAACGTCCCGCCACACTGCGGAGTAGTGAGTCTCGCTCCGGCGATACGCCAAACGAGAGGCGTTTTTAGTTGCCACCCAGGCAATATCTCGCCTATACCATAAACATTACGGGTGGCTATCTCCATCTTGAAGTGACGATGGCGGTGTCCTCTAATTACAAAATCTGGTGCAGGGTATCCCCATCTCGCAGCCTCTACAAGGCTCTGTTCAAATTCTTTGGTCAGGGCCGTAGCTTCGTATCCCAATGCGGAAGAAGTCCCTATGTGATGGAGGTAATGCACAAGGCTTCCATTCGGACCCCCAAGACGCAGCCACAACTCATTTCGAGCATAGTTCTTGATGCCGTCTGGATTATCCTCTGATGGTTCTGCGATTATCTGCGGGATAGCGCCAAGCGACTTCGCCAGCTTTTCCGTATTCTGGTCCGATTCCCCACCATGCGCATTTGTGCCGCGCATCATATAAAATCCACCCTCGGCTCTCTCTTTGATTGGCCGAAGAATCATCTCGGCGACTTTAGCTTGGTCCGCTTCGTTCTGGCTTATCTGCGTATTGGCTTTGTGGTGCACCCCCTCAATCGGGTCTCCATTATGGACTACCGCATAAGGCTCGCCCTTTGTTACGCGGGGAACCCATTCGTCCCAAAATTCATTCCACCATGCCAATATTTTCAGTTGTAATGCAGAAGAACGATACACTCCTCCGTTGTCCAACGGTACGACTTCCGGGCATAGGGCCAGCTGGCAACCGCCATGAGTATCTGAAATGTTCACCGCTTGGTTAATATATCTAAATTTGTTGCTCTTGATATTAGCCAAACTGTCCTCCGGTTAGGAGTTGTTGGATGTCAGGCTATTGCGCAACACCTGCAAAACAGATATAACATCTTTTCTATCGGATAGCCTGTACCAACAGCACTGACGATAACCTTTTCCACGTAGCCAATTCCATGCTACTGCGCAGCGGTGCTTAAACGAAACAGGAAAAACTATCTGCTCTATTGCGATAGACACTCCAAGATTGTCCCACGCTGTAAATATAGAGTTGTTCCCAGAAGCCTGTCGAAAGTGGTTGGTTGCTATCGGGTCCGTCAAAGTAACAGAGTTACCAGCAAGCCTCTCCATTAGTCCAGGCATATCTCCGGCCACAACCGGCGGAAGAATATCTTCCGTAATCATGCGCACCGCCCGGAGATAACCGACTGCGACTCCATTCTCAAACTGGGTCCTGGAAGCATTGTCCGGATCGGCATACTTGCCCTTACCGGCTTGCTCCTCCATCCATCTTTTCTTCTCTGCTATTGCCCCAAGAAATTCCTGCGTCGGCCCCTGTTGTAGCCAGCCACGCCAGTCATCTTCTCGAAGCAAACTACTCCCCTGCTGTTCCTGCATTGCTGCCTCCACTGTTGGAGTTCTGTTGTACTGCCTGTGCCATTTTGGCCTGTTCGACCTTCAGGCGCTCGACTTCCAGTTTTGAATGCGTTGACCACTGATCCAAAACCGTCTTATATTGATCGAGTTGACTCCCAGCTTCTTTGCTCTCAGCATTTGCAATTTTGTAAATAGAATCAGCCACTATCTGTCCGCGCTCGGCCTCATCCCACTTACGCTCCATGAGTTCTATCTCGCGCTCTTTGAGCGCAATCTCGCCCTGCCGGTTGGCGATTTCCGCCTGCTTTAGTTGCACATCAAGCGGCGGGCTTCCCATTTCCTGATCGGTAGGCAGGTATTCCTCGGCGTCCTCTATATTGAGCGCCTGTAAATACAGCAGAGCCGCCTTGCGCTGCCGGGGGTTGAGAATCGGACGCGCCACAAAGTCCTGAAGAGCCTGTGCTTTAAGGAGTTTCTGCGCATCGGTTGCATCACGCGGGTCTGCGATTGGCATCACATCCAAATCATCATCTTCGTAGTCTGCTTTGGCAATTTGGTATGCCCTGTCGTCAAGCATTTTATTATAGTCCATGTCGGACAAATAACGTCGATTCAGGCGATGCAGTTTGCGGAATTCCTGTTTGAGGGAGTTAAACAGGCGTTCACGTATGGCGGTAAACATTTTCGTGGCCTGTTCAATCAAGGCGAGAGTGGTGGTAGCGGGTTGATCTGCCTGCGAGACATCGCCTGAAAGGACTTCAACAGATTGGCCGAGACGTTGGCTGGACGTTATAATCAGATTCAGCAACTCGAATAGGGCAGGAGATGGCCCAGGGAACTGGAACTGTATCATCTTGGAACGAAGGTCGTTGCCCGTACCCTTATCTCTTGCCAGTAAGTACGTACCCGGCTCCATCATGAACTTTCCAGCACGCTTATTCGGGCCGAATATCTCAAGATCGTCAGACATCAGACCGCCACCAGCATTCTGGAGAGTCCCGGCGTCAAGCATCTGATTGATGATGGAGTTTACGGCCTTATTGCTATGCCCAAGTAACTGACCAAAGCCCATCGAGTAGTACGAACCGTCCAACGAAGGCATGAAGAAATATTTCGTGTAGTAGCATTCGGGCTGGATATATGTCACCTCGTCCTTATCGTTCCACGCAATGTCCTCTTCGCGGTAACGGGCCGTTATGCGCAACACCTGCTTCGTTTTGGCGTGAACAAAAACGTTGATAGGCTCTGCGTATCCATCGCCGTCAAGATCATACCAACGCGACTGCTCATAAATCTCATACGGATTCTGGCTCTCGGACGGATCGCCGGTCTTGGAATCTGACTCACCTTCACCTAAATCAACATCAAGATATTCCTTAGTCCTTTTCTTGGTGACAAGATCATTCTGTTCTATCTCGTACTTATGCGTAATTCGACGCGCCGTCTCAGGGGTCTTGGTCCAGTAGTTGATAACCAAGTCTTCACAACGAATAAAATCGCTTTCTGGTTTGCCTTTTTCTACGCACTGGTAAGTCTTCTTGTGCGCCAAGCCCGCGATGGCATAGTAGTGGAGTAGGGAATCGGTGCTCTCCAGCCAACCATCTATCTGTTCCGTGACCTGAAAACTCATGTGGTCAGATACACGCTCAGAACGCGCTATCTTTTCATCTGTCTTCCTTCCAACGATCTTACATTTTATCACCATGCCATCTTGGACGATAGTAGGCAGTGTGCGGCTGGCAAACTGGACGGCGCCCATAGACAAAAGCGGGAAAACGATATTGGCCGCGTCTTCGTATGGGAAAGTCTTTTTCTTGGCAATCATAGACGCAAGTTGAAGAGCTTCCTGCGTCTGTTTCATCCATTGCTCGCGAGACTTTTCATCGATGTCATGTTCAGCGACTACCAGCGACCCAAGGGTCTCTAATATTTTCTCATCTACGTCCTCAGCGATATTCTTGGACGTTGACCAATCTATCAGCTTCTGGATATTCTTGGGCACCGGAGGTTGCGGTGTCTCGTAGACAGGCGCGGCGTAGTCCGTATTGTCGGGCGTGGCTGCGGGAGGATTGCTAAACTGATTCATGGTTTCAGGCATTGTTGTTTCCTTCTGTAGTCATAGTTATAGTCCGGAAGGATTTATGGAATAAGCGCACAAGGCTTCTCCATGCACGCTCAAAAATATTATACTTAGCGATTGTGACATTTTCTACAACGGGAAGCCCATAAACGTTAGTACCATATAGAGTGAGGTGAATAAATCTCATTTTAATATCCCGTAGTAGAGTCAGGTTCTCTTTTGCCTTGCAGGGACGTATCTTCGCTGGACGAATCCTGCTCGAATCTCGCCCCAAGCCGTTCAGCGAAGGTTAAGGCAAGGGCGTCAGCCGTGTCCGGGCTGGAAAGACCACGCCGCTTCATATCTTCTTTCTTTTCAAGCTGTATCTGTTCACGATGATTGAACCCGTATTCCGGACCAATCAAATCCATTTCGAGTTCTTTGTCGGAAAAGGGGATGTCACCGTATGTCAACCAGTCCTTCATGTCTCCCCACATCTCGGCACGCTTGTTGGCATACTTGCGTCCATCTATAGGGCGCGTTGCGCTATTAACGCCTATCCATCGACGCCGTAACTGCCTCCCACGATCAACGACGCCAGCACCCAAACCGCCCTCATCGACAAACACCACGTCAGCCCTTAGATTGTCTTCTGCTCGTGCAAGCAGACTGGCGACTTGCATCGTATCAAGCCCGCGATGCTTTTCTGTGTGAATTGTTTTCAGTCCCCTGCGTCCCAGGATTACCGTCTGGTCGTCTCCGAAGCGTGCAACATCGCATCCGAGTACGATTGGACTGTACGCTACTTCCTCGTCGGGATAATTTCTGTTCTGCGCGTTAGATACCATTTCGGAAGAGATAAACTGCATTGACCCGGCACGGGGCGGCATACCCTTGACACGAACGCGAAAGAAGTCAGAGTCTTCCCCATAGTCTTCTTCCCACTGTTTGATCTGCGTCATGTTGCGAGAAGACATCTTGCACTGGCGTGAATCCAACTGCCATGTGTGCCAGCGATGCCTCTGGTTGCCGAAACATTCTCTGAATCTGCCTGTGTTTCTTGTCATATTGCCGAATACAATCCAAATACTGTTCGGATCGGTAAAGGCGCCTTCAGAAGCCTCCCATATCTTGTCCGGGATAGCTGAACTTTCGTCAAAAAGAAACATCGTCAAAGACTTTGTTTCGTGTGTTCCTGCAAACGCTTCAGGTTTTTGTTCATTCCACGGTATTGCAGCCGCGTACCAAGTTTCAGGTTCTGTTTTGAGATAATATTTAGTAGCTGTCCATTGAAACCAATGCCCGTTTAACGCCATTTTCTGCCACTTCGCCACTTCGCGCCATGTCTTAGTGTCTAACTGCGCCTGCGTATTAGCCGTTACTACAATGCGTGGTGACTTAAAACATGTATTCCCCCAGTGCACCAACCACGAAGATGCGGCCGATTTCCCGACTCCGTGGCCTGACGCGATAGCAATACGCAAGGATTCTGTCTTGTATTTCCCGGAAGAATAATACTCTTCAATGCAATGCATAACTTCGTCCTGCCACACATCCGGGCCTTCTTCATCCTCGAGGTCTGTGCCTTTTTCGCCCCACGGATAGAAAGCACGCACAAACATATTCGGTTTGTACTGGTACTTGGCTACCAGTTCCGCTATCTGATCTTCTGCTGTCAGAGTCTCGTCACTCACCAGCCGCAGTCCTCTTGTCGTTGTTTGGTAACTCGATCAGACTTCCATCTTTCTTGGCCTTTTCCTTGAACTCGGCATCAGCAAGTCTCTGTTTCGCCTTGTCGATCTTGCTCACGACATCCTCTTCGTTTCTGATAGTCTGTTCAGAACGATGCTTCCATTCGTTCTTCTCGCGGTTCGTCAGCCAGAAGATTTGTGCGGTAACGTCTCCAGGGACGTGTTTCCGGATTTTCTGCGCGACTATGATTTCCTTGCCGAAACTTTTCTTGAAATCGTCGATGGTGATTTTAGTCCCGCCTTCGCCAAGGCGTGCGTTGTACTCATCTACAACTTTCTTGGCGATAACATCCACGAGGGGTTTTTCTACAACTTCTTCGTATTCATACCCGCAGGCCCGCTTGAACGTCGCGGCAACAACCTTGTCGTTGGCGATTCTGGCAGCGGCCTTTACCGCTTCCTCAAAGTCCTTGTGTTCTTTGCGCCAGCTTAGAAGCGTACTTCTGGCGACTCCAAGATGCGCAGCCACTTCCGTCAACGTAGCACCATGTGTAGTCCAGTTGGTGATACGCTTCAGAAACGGCTCTCCGTGTGTTTCATAAGTTACTCTGCGCTTTTCTTTCTGGTCAGCCAT